GAAGCAAGCCGACATAATCGAAGAGCTTGAGAAAAAAAATAAAGAACTTTCAAGCGTTATTGTTAACAATGTAAGGGCTGATTTAAAGTCTGTTAAATTAGGCTAATTTAGTATAAATAGAATTCAACGTATATACAATTGTACGTTGAATTCTTATGAAGCCAGAAAAAAAATTCCTCTTAAAATTTAAAAAACATTGCCACAAATTAGGTCTTTTTGAGATCATAAATATTGAGGTATACAATCAGGCAGGTATTCCAGATTGTATAATATTTACACCTAAAGGCTTTAAAATGCTAGAATTAAAGCATATTAAGGCAGGCAAGAAACGCCCCACGTTCAGCGCACACCAGATCCTATGGGCTACGTTGAGGGGGTCAAAAGATAACGTAAAGCATCATAACTTTATATTGATTGAGTATGAAGCCAAACAAGCCGACGCCGTCGGCTCTCGAGCCTCGAAACTTAATGAGTTTAAACTGTTCGACAGTAACCAGATCGAACTATTAACCACAGCACCAGACAAAGCCGTTCCGCTAGCCGAGAACGACTGGGCGCAAATAAAAAAAATAATCAGCGCCTAAGATCAGCGCGCCGCAATCCGAGCGCCGAGATTAGCTGTGACACTTAGCCGCGCCCCTACATATAGTGTCAACGTGACACGATGTCGCACCCCTACATCTAGTGTCAATGCGACATATCGTCGCACCCATATCTTGTGTCAATGCGTCAAATTGTCGCGCGTCATTTTGTCGCACCCATTCGCGCCGCGGTTCGCGTGTAGGTTGTGTCAAGGCGCAAATCGTCACACTGCGACATATCGTCACATGTGACATAACGTCGCACCCATATTCCTGTGCGCGGGCGGGCCCACCCCAATCACCTAACACGGATCGCGGAAGACTCAGCTCGGCATGCAGCTACGCTACACGCCTCGCTTCGCTCCGCGGAACGAAGCTACGCTTCGCTCGGGAAGAACAACAGAACAAAGACGAGCAAAGCAAAGCTTCGCTCGCGAAGCACGGACAGGACAGGGAAGGAAGGATAGCCTCGCTCAGCAACCTGCTTCGCAGGTAGCTTCGCTCGGGAAGGAAGGACAGGACAGGGAAGGATAGCCTAGCTCGGGGAAGAATAGCTTCGAGGGGTCCCTACACGTATAGATGTATCTATAACAATTAACCCCCCACACACCCTTTTTAGGGGCTGGGTAAAATAATTATATCTATATAGTTGGTTTTAGACACAGAAGTGCTATAAAATACAAACGAGAAAAAAATGGTGTTAAAAAATATTACAAAAAAATATTACAAAAAAAATATATGAATGAAGAGAAGCTAAACAGGCTACCACCCGATGTTAAAAAACAATTTCTTAAATACGCATTAAAACTTTCTGAAAAAAAACAAAAGACAAAAGTGCATGATGACTTCTTAACTTTCGTTAAGCACGTTTGGCCAGAATTTATTGAGGGTAGACACCATAAAGAAATTGCAAAAAAATTTAACGATATAGCAAATGGTAAAATAAAAAGACTTATTATCAATATGCCACCGCGGCATACTAAATCTGAGTTTGCATCATTCCTACTTCCTGCCTGGATGGTTGGACGTAGACCTAATTTAAAAATTATCCAATCGACCCACACCACAGAACTCGCGATCCGCTTTGGACGTAAAGCTAAAACATTAATGGACTCCCAGGAATACAAAGAAGTATTCGAGACCAGACTAAGAGAAGACTCGCAAGCCGCGGGTAAATGGGAGACTGCACAAGGCGGTGAATATTATGCAGCTGGTGTTGGTTCTGCAATCACGGGCCGTGGAGCGGACTTACTTATTATCGATGATCCCCACTCTGAGCAAGATGCACTTAACATGTCTTCGATGGAACGTGCTTATGAATGGTACACGTCAGGTCCCAGACAAAGGTTGCAGCCTGGAGGTGCTATTGTACTTGTAATGACTAGATGGAATATGAAAGACTTAACCGGGATGTTACTTAAATCTCAAAAAAGTTTAAAATCAGATAAGTGGGAGCTGATAGAATTTCCGGCAATACTACCTAATAATAAACCTGTGTGGCCTGAGTATTGGAAACTCGATGAATTGGAAGGTGTTAAGGCATCACTAAGCGTTGGAAAGTGGAACGCGCAGTGGATGCAAAATCCAACGTCTGAAGAAGGCTCACTAATCAAAAGAGAATGGTGGCGAAAATGGGACCGTGATTATATTCCAAAACTAGAACATGTCATACAATCTTATGATACTGCTTTCTTAAAAAAAGAATCAGCCGATTACTCTGCTATTACAACGTGGGGAGTGTTTCGTGAAAATATAGATTCTGCTCCAAACTTAATGTTACTTGATGCAGTAAAAGAAAGACTCGAGTTTCCAGAATTAAGAAAAAAAGCTAAAGAACAATATGATTATTGGAAACCAGAATCGGTGATCGTGGAGGCCAAGGCTTCTGGATTACCCCTAACTTATGAGTTGCGTAAAATGGGTATACCTGTTATAAACTTTACTCCCAGCAGAGGAAACGACAAACATGCTCGGGTAAACGCTTGTTCACCTCTATTTGAGAGTGGCCAAATTTGGGCGCCGGACGAAAAGTTCGCAGAAGAAGTTATAGAAGAGTGTGCATCATTTCCTTATGGCGATCATGATGATTTGGTGGATAGTACAACACAAGCGGTAATGCGGTTTCGACAAGGTGGTTTTATAGGTCACCCTGAAGATGAACAAGACGAACCTTCAATACCACATAACAGGACTTATTATTAATGGACGAAGAAATTTATACTGTAGAAGATATTTTTGAAAGAGATACTCCATTAACGGAAGACCTTCTTGACAATTCAGATGGCTTTACTCTAAGCCCTATTACAATGCTGCGAAGATACATGGCAGAAAAAGAATTAAAAAAACAAAATGAAGATTTTGAAGAAGCTGCTGAAGATATGTCTATGGGATATATGAATGGCGGCGGCATAGGTTCAATGATGCAACCAAGACAAAATTATGCAATTGGTGGTGACATAGAACAATCAGATTTTGGTTTACAAAATATAATTAATTCTGATTTATCTGGAAATCAGAATATGCGAACAGCAGGATTTTTTAGTAAAAGTCCTGCAGAAAATGCATTAGAGAATATACAAGATTTAAGACAACAGCAAAACTCTATAAAATCTCTGGGAGAAGGAGCTATAGAATTAAAACAAGATGAATTAAAAAGTATACAAAATCAAATTCAAAATATTAAAAACCAAAATATAGATAATCAAGAATTTAAAGACATAGGTGGTCAAACTGCAAGATTAAGTTATGACAAATTAAACAATGGAATAATGTCGGATGCAAATACAAGTTTATTTAATAACTCTACAACTCCAACAATGAGTATAGAAGATCAAATACAAGGTAATATAGACAGAATAACTTCAACACCAGGTTTTGAAGGCTACACTCCTTCTACTTCTGTAGTAGATCAATTAGGATCAACAGGATTTGAAAGACCAAACATGGCAGACATAGCAGGACCTGGTTCTGTTACATTTGATGACAGTATTCAAGTACAAGACTTAAGTCCTTCAGCTAGAATTAGATCTGGTTTTAAAGGACCAGGGGGAAGTGATGACAGGGGAAGATTAACAAGAACAGTTGATTCTACAATAGGTGCAACACCTAATATTAATTCATTTCCAGGAATAAGAAACATAGATAGTCCTTTAGGTACAATAGCTAATCCAGAAATTTTTGATAGTTATGGTACTTCAGTAAATGATCCACAAGTAGGAGATCCAGGATTTGAAGGATACACTCCTTCTTTCGACAAAGAAGAGTTAACTGGTTTAGCAGGTTTAATTGATAGCCTTAAAGGATACGATTTTAAAAATGCATTTAGTCCAGCAAATTTAGGAACAGGAGCTGTAGGAAGTAAACTTGCAGGTTCTCTTAATTTACCGGGTTACTTAGGTAGTTTAGGTCTTAACGCTTTAAGAAAAAAAACAGGTAACTTTGGTTTTGATAAAATAAAAAAGAATACAACAACAGCTGTTACAAAAGATAAGAAAATAGCATCCGATAGAAAAATAGCTGATCAATTAAAGATTAAAAAAAACCTAGAAGCAAAACAAGCAAGAAAAGATGAACTATCAAGAAGACAGTCTATTGCAAATGCACAAGCAGCACGAGGTCAAACTACAAGTGGTGGTGCAGGTAACTATAGATCTGACAGAGACAACTCTAGAGATGGTGGTTATGGTGGTAGTAGCAAACGATCTGCAGATAATAGAAGTTCTGACCTAGGTTTCAGTGATATAAGATTAAAAGATAATATTAAACTAGTTGGAAAATCTCCATCTGATATTAACATCTACAACTTTACCTACCTAAACAATCCTAAAGTTTATCAAGGAGTTATGGCTCACGAAGTACCATGGGCTTCTGTTAAACATGACAATGGATATTTAATGGTAGACTACAACAAGGTTGACGTAGAATTTAAAATAGTGCATTAAATGAAAGAAATAAAATTTAATCCAGTTATCGGAAGATTAGTAGTAGTACCTAATATAAATTCAGAACCAACACCTGATGATCCAATTGCTACACAACAAGATATATTAGAATTTGCAGCAGAAACAGAATATGAAACTACTTATGACCCAACTATTATGAATGAAGTTTTAGAGAGTTTGACAGTAGATAAAACACCTGATAGTACCTTAGTTGAAGAAGGTGTTGAAACAATAACAGAGAAGGTATAAATAGCTTATGGCTACTATAGATAAATCACTACCAAATACAATGACCGAAATTGAAATTCCTGGTGAGGAAGCAATTATTGAATCTAAAGAAGAAATTATTGAAAAATCTCAAGACGGTCAAACCGAAATTGAAATGGATGATGATGGTGGAGCAACTATTAATTTTGATCCGTCTGCAGTAAATCCAGAAGGTGGAGAAGATCATTTTGAAAATTTAGCAGAATATTTAGAAGATAAAGTTTTAGATCCTTTGGCTTCAGAGCTAATGGAAAAATATACAAATTATAAAGAGTCCAGACAAGAATGGGCTGAAAGTTATAGAGAAGGTTTAAATCTTTTAGGATTTAAATACATAACTAGAACTGAACCTTTCAGGGGAGCAAGCTCAGTTACTCACCCAGTATTGGCAGAAGCAGTTACACAATTTCAAGCACAAGCTTACAAAGAATTATTACCAGC